CTGGCCGGATCGTTGACCAGGGCACGCTGAGCCTTTGCAGTGTAAGCCGCCGCCCACTCAAACGTAGGCGAGGGGCTGAACTGCTCCACTGCCATGATCGACTCGACGCCGCTGTTCTGACCAGCACCAAACGTGATCAGGGCGTTGTAGCCAGTGTCGCCACCGCTGCCGCGCTTGGCTGAGAACACATGGCCAAACAGCTGGCGCTGCCAGCCCCAGCGGCCCTGGTCGGTAAAGCCAAATTCCTGATCCCAGTCGAACAGGGACTGCGGATCGGCATATGGCATCGCGACGAACTCGAAAGGCTCCTCGCCCAGGTTGAGGATCGCGGCGTCGAAATCCGGCTGACCAGCTCCACCAGCCAGGAAGCCGCCGACCGGCAGCTGCAGGTCCAGGCCAGTCGGTGTGCGCTGGCCACCACGCGCGCCGAAATAGTTGAGCGTAACGGCGATTTCATTCGCGTTGATGCTCTTGAAGCTGGACGTGAGGGTGACAGCCGTTGCCGTGGCAGATGCTGTCACCGGCAAGGTGGCATCGTCGTTGATGGCAGCCGCGATTGCAGCTGCAGTGTTGGCCGAGGTGTCAGACGAGCCGACATTCACCGGCACATATGTTCCGGCAATGTAGAGGTGGATCGTGCCCGCCTCAGTGGCTGGCGTTGCCACAGTGATGGTGCCGGTCGAAGGGCTGCTACCAACTGGCTCAGAAATCGGCAGGCCCCACACCTCGTTCGCAAAATTGTTTGCGAAGTAGGCACGGAACATGCGCGCCAGCTCACTGTCCATGCCGAAGGCTTCATCGGCTTGGGTCTGGCTGCCAATCGGGATCGCGATGTCGGGAGTGGCAAGGCCATCACCAGTCATGACGCCGACCAGCAAGGCACGCAGGTTGATGCTCGGAAGCCCCGCCATGCTCGGATCAACTTCGACCCAGTACAGTGGGACTTTGATATTCGCGGGAATGTTGGCGAAGGAAATGGGCATGGTCGTTGCTCCTGGTGTTGATCAAGAAAAAAGGCGCTGCGGTTAGGCAGCGCCCTTGGGTTCGTCATCGCGAGGCCTACTGCCTCGCTTTTGTTTTGGTGGCCCGCCTTCCAGTGTCACCCCACCGTCAGCCAGGCGGCGCTTGGTGAAACGATCATTCGGCCATTCCGCACCGCCTTCGGCGAGGAAGGCCATGCCGTTGGGATGCTTCAGCACGCGCCGAAGGTCCTCATTGGCTGGCACCACACGCACTGAGCTGGGCGGCCGGTTGGCCTTGCGCCTGGCGATGCGTTCCAGCTGGTGCTTCTTGCGCTCCGACAGCTGCCGATCTGCACGCTGTGGAGTGCGAATATTCACGTCAACCATGTTGCCGTTCCTTTCGTTTGCTTGCTGCCCCTTCCAGAACCAGGTCGAGGCCGACCTGCTTGCGCTGGGCCATCTCCTCCTCCGTCTCACCGATCTTGATGCCGGTGCGGACATTGATTTCGAGCAGGTCATCAGTGATGACAGGCTCAAAATAGGTGCGCGTGTTGACCTGCATCTGGTACTGCAGCTCGACGGTCGGAGTTTCGTTGTTCAACCCGGTCACACCAAACACGGTTCGGCGCTGACCACGTTCGATGCTTTCGACCCTGGTGTTGCCAGGGTTCTGCATGCCGGTGTGCGGGTTGAAGGTGTCCAGCATGTTCATGACGTACTGATCGCAAAACAGGCGATCCATGATGTGCCAGAACACCCGGTCGACGACGCGCTCGCCTTCTGCATCATCATTGCGCGAAATCATCACCGAGAAGCTGATGCGCGCCGAATGCATGAAGCCAATCATGCCGTGGTTGCCCTGGCCATCCGGCACCATGGTTTCGTCACCCAGGTAGATGCCGAGGTACGGCAGATGCTCAGGCTGTATCTGCAGCATCGGTGTCTTGCGCTTGGTCCATTTCTCGAAGAACGGATCAGCCTTCAGCGTGTCGAAAAACACGTCGCGGATGATCAGCGAATAGCTCTGCTCGGTGTCAGTTGCCATCCTTGGTTTCCACCTTGCGAATGGTCAGCATCATCTGGCCGCCGCCATCGTCAGAGCTGTCGATGATCTGGTAAGTGCCCTTCGGCGTTTCGTTGCAATCCATTGGAATGATCACCTGGTCATTCTGCAGCGGCAGCACAGCGAACTCGTTGATGCGAATGTCGAGGATGGTGCGCTGGTCCGAATAGATCGAACCGTCTTCGGCTGGCACGTCCAGCGAATAGGTGTTGAGGATGCCGCGCCCTGCGTACTCAGGCATGCCTGGCTGTGATGCCAGCGGCACGAACGTGCACGGCACGGCGTAGAAATCGAACACTGGTGATTGCAGCAGCACGCTCAGGTTCACTGGCATGGTGTGCAGCTCACTTCGGCCATTTCAAAACCTCCTGAGCGAAGCTGGTCATTCGCTCGTACAGCTTGTCCTGCAGGACCTTGCGCAGGATCGGCTTGCGAGTGCCGACCACGCGCGGCGCGCGGGCATGCTTTGGACTGGCAGAAAACTTTTTCGGCTGGTGCTCCTTCGGCGCGATGATGCGCGGAATTGGAACGATGCCCTTTAGCTTCATTTCACGGATGCGAGCGCGGCGAGCTCTGGCACGCCACTGGGCCTCACTGCGCTTCCTGCCGCGCGGCTGCAGCAGCGTGAACACGCGCTGCTCCTTGGCACCACCGTAGCGGCTGGTGCGTGACCATGGCTTGCGGCGGTTCAGGTCCTCGCCCTGCCAGGCCATGAACTCGTCCTGCCAGTCCTGCTCTCGAAACACCGAATAGCGGCGTTCCAGCAGGTCGAATTTCTTGAGCAGCGGGTCGAGGCCGTCCAGATGAAAGCTAAACATAGAGGCGCGTGTATTTGTAAAGCAGCGCGTTGACTGTCTCACCCATGGCCTTGATCGGTGAGCCACCGGAGTCACTGCTGCCTGAAGGAGCATCGAAAAACTGCACGCGGGTTTCGCGATGCGCGATTGATTTGATGCCGCTCACAGCTTCACGCGCCCCCTGGACGCGGGCGCTCTGAATCATCAGCAGTGCTGCCTGCTTGAGTGCAGGAGGTGCTTCGGCTGGCAGATTGTAGCCGCCCGTGTAGATCACCTGCACCGGCTCAGCATAGCTGCCGAACAGCAGCAGCTTGCCTTCCGCATTGTCCAGTTCCCAGCTGCCGGTTTCGGCCAGCCCTGGAGCCAGGATCGTTTCGATGTCCTCGTCCTTGGCGACTGGGTAGCGCGTCAAGTAGATGCGATTGCAGTCCAACACTGGCGTGTTGCCGCGCCAGATTTCGCGCACCTTCTCCTTGCCGAACACGCGATTGCACATGGTGGCAATCGTGTCGCTGTACTGGTCGATCAAAGCCTGCAGCTGCACGTCCTGTGAGGTGTCGGTGATTCCGAAATAGCCCTTCACCTCAGCCAGTGTCAGCAGCGCGTAGCTGCTGGCAGGCGTCAGGATTTTCACCGTTATGTCGGCCATCAGCGAGTCTCGATCTGGTACTGCTCGAACAGCTCACGCAGCTCCATGGCAGGTGCTTCACTGCCATCTGTCATCACTGCGAAAACCTGGAATTCGTCACGATCAACGCGCCAGCTTGCAATGGCAGGAGCTGCTGGACCTGGTTGGCCGCGTGCACCTGGTGCTCCAGGATCACCCTTCGGCCCTTGCCCCCCTCGGCGGCCTTGGCGCGCAATCATCTGCCAGCCATCACCTGGGCACGGACCTGGCTTGTCACGCACTGCGATGAAGCTGCCACCGTCACTGGCCACGATGTCCAGGCAGCGATACTCAGCCGCCTCGGCATAGAGGCCCTTCACCTCTGGCCACTTGGCATCACGCCCATTGCGACCGGCTGCAGCCAGCAAGGTCCAGCTGTCAGATGGCGGTTGCGTTGCGGTGTCGCGCTTGGCCTGGAAGGTGCAGCCATCCCAGGTGACCACGTCACCACGATAGTGCACCTCACCAGGTGCGAAGGCCTTGGCCTGTGGCAGCACACCAGGTGTGCCGTCCTTGCCAGGCTCACCGTTCTGCCCTGGTGCTCCAGGCTCACCTTGCGGACCTGGTGGCCCTTGCTCCCCAGCATGGCCTGGTGGTCCAGGCTCACCAGGTGGCCCTTGCGGTCCAGGCTCACCTGGCTGAGCTGGTGGCCCAGGAGGCCCTGCAGGACCAGGCGGGCCTTGCTCACCAGGTGGCCCTTGCTCACCTGGCTGAGCCGGTTCGGCAGGCTGGCCAGGCTCCCCGGCAGGACCTGGAGGCCCAGGTTCGCCCTGCGGCCCCTGCTCCCCTGGCTTGCCTGGCTCGCCCTGCGATCCTGCTGGCCCTGCAGGACCTGGTGCCCCTGGTTCGCCGTTCTGCACAGCGGCCATGCGCACCTGGACAGTCTCAAGCATGGTGCCTCTGAACTGCAGCACCTCGGCCTTCAGCTCCGCGATCACCTGAGCTGCTTGTGCCTGGATCAGTTCACGCTCGCGCTGCCACTGCGCGCGCTCAGTTGCCAGCACCTCAGCCAGGGCTTCGCGCCAGGCTTCAAGCAGACAATCGGCGGCGGCCGATGCGGGCAGCGGAGGCAAGGAGGTTTCGTGCTTCCCGTTGGATGTCATCGCGGCGTTCCTTCTCAGGAGGAGGAGCTGCATCGCCAGATGCTTCAGCTGGAGGAGCTGCAGGCGGTGCACCAGGTCCAGGAGCTGACGGAATGCCTGCAGCTGCGGAGAGCGGCACCACCTGCTGCTGCACGCGCGGCTCGTCGCCAAATTCCACGCTGTCAAAGCCTTCGGCGTTGCGTGCTTCGTTGGGGGCGAAGATCCCGCCCTGCACGCCACGCGCCAGGGCCTCGATGCGATCCCGCATGGCACTGCGCAGCAGAGCTGCAGTGTCAAACTCCAGGTATTCGTCAGGCTGGCCGTATAACTGAAACAGCAGGCCGAAAGCCTCCTCGATGTGATTGAGCGCGAAGCCAAGGCCGGTCGAAATCCAGGCCTGCATCAAGGCCTCGGTGGTGTTGAAGCCAGAGCTGCCCAGGCCCAGCACCTGCAGCGGAATGCGATACGCCAGCGCGATATTGTCATTCGACAGCTTGAGCATTTCGGCTGTCGCTGCATCCTTGCCGCCATAGGACCAGGGCTGCACCTTCAGGCCTGCAGTGAGGATCGGCGTGCCGCCCTGGTGCAGGCCTGCAGCCTGCTCATTCCAACGATCACGCAGGTGCTGCACGTCATCCTTGTCCAGCACTAGGTCGGTCGATAGCACTGCCGAAGGCCTGGCCTGGTTGGCATAGAACTGCATCTGCTGCTTGGCGATGGCGCTGGTCACGGCCATGTCGTCATAGGCAGCGACGACAGGCGACTCTCCCACCAGCGGCTGCGGGTAGCGGTGGCGCGTGGTGTGCAGTCTGATGTGCAGCACATCACGTTGCGGCACGATGAGCTGGTAGCCGTTGAGGCGCTTGTCGATCACGTCATTGCCGCCGAGCTGGTAGAACACGTCACCTGTCTCGGCCACCAGTGGCGCGCACTGGTCCGAGTTCATCAGGTGCAGCTCATCAATCTCGAAACGGGAATTGCGGAGTGCGAGAGCGTATGCGTTGCCTTCGCTGTACAGCCAGCGCGTAGCGTTGAGCATGAAATCCGAAATGCTCTGATACAAATTCGGCTTGCGCAGAATGCGCGACAGTGCCGAGGTGGCCACGCGATCTCGGCCGCCCTTCTCGTTGGCGCGCCAGTGATCGCCTGGGCACATCGCCACGGTCTGGCTGTAGGCCGACACGCAGGCCTCCACCATGGCCGAGCGCGGCCCGTAGGTGGGGCTGATGCCGAGCTGCCACCAATTCCAGGGCGAACCAGCGGGCAGCACGCCACCTGTCACCGGCAAGAAATACGGCCCAGGGTGCGGGACACCCTCGGCTGCCTTGCCGATCAGCAGGCGTGCTGCCGCCCTGGTCAACCAGTTCAGCGGACTCATGCTGCTGGAGTGGCTGCCCTGGTTTGATAGTTGCCGCGACCGCGCTTGTCAGCTTCGCTCTGCTTGGTCTGCGGCCCGTTTCCAGGCGGTGAACCATCTGGCTCGTGCTCCATGATGTGTTCACCACAAGCAGCGCGGTCGTTCTCCTCCTGCGTCGGCGTCGGCTTGGCAGCAGCAACAGCTTCACGCTGCTCTGCCGTCGCCTTGGCGTGCTCCTCGCGGCGCTTCTTTTCGTCCTCGTACAGCTTCTTCGCAGCTTCGTTCTGGTCGGCCATTGGAGTCTCCTTGGTTGAAGGTCAAAAGGTGGTGACGTTTTTTCTGATTTGGAAAAGGAAGGCGACCAGGGTTTGTGTTGGGTCGCCTTCCCCAGGTGCCTGGCAGCTGCCCGGACCCGAACCAGCTGCCGTGGCCCTTACCAGGTAACGCCCTGGACCCAGGCGACGGTGCCAGTGCGCTGCAACGTCCAGTTCACCGGCAGGATCAACCGCAGCGCCAGGCTGTCAGTCTGGAACATCGAGCGCGTGGGAGCTGCCACGACACCTGGTGTGCCAACCGTGCCGATCTGCGCCGGGTTGGTGTCCTCCATGTGGAGGGTTGCCTGGTCGCTCACCTCGAAGCGCGGAGCCTCGGCACCGACCGAAACGAAATCGGCGGCGTCGAGCGCAATCACCGTGCCAGCCGGCACATGGCCGCTGTCGATGATTGGCCAGCCAGACATGCTGCCTGCCCGCACTTCGTCGCGGAACGGGAAGGCACCGCTGTTCGGCCCGACCGTGAATCCGATGCTGTTGAGCTGCTGCGGATTCATCAGCCAGACAGGATTGCGCAGATTGCCGTTCGTGCCAGTGAGCAGCGCGGCAGTGATCTGCTTGATGTCACCGACCAGGGCGTTGAAGCCGCCGCCGGTCGTGGCCGTCAAGGCTGCCACACCGTACAGGATGCCAGCAGGCCGGATTGCTGTGTCAACGTTGGCGTCGAGCAGGACAGAATCGAGCGAAACTGACGTGTCCTCCTGGATGCAGTTGCGCAGCAGCGGTTGAATTGCGGGCGTGCTGTGTTCGTCAATCTCCCTGGTCCAGGTGGTGATGACGCCCATTTTTTTCGGCAGCAGCGTGACCGCCGAGAATGCAGCCATCCGCACCGGGATCGGATTGCCTTCACCGACGAACGAGCCAGCGATGGTCGGCGTGGTTCGGCGCGTCGGCACGACGAGCTTGCCATCAGCTCCGAATGTCACGCTGGTGCCCATGCCAGCCAGGCGCGGATACACCGCTTTCGGCTGCAGCAGTGGCAGGAAGCCGAGATTGCGCTGACTGACCAGTTCAGCTGCCCAGTTCGACGGCCCAGCTCCAGTCGTCGTTGCTGGCACGGTGGCGGCCTTGGTAATCAGCTCCTGGACCAGGCGAATTTCGTGATCTTCGCCGAACAGGAGATGGATCGCCTCGGCCTCTGATTTGCGTTGCGAAGCCGCGAGCATCTTGGCCATGCACATCCTGGTGTACACGTCCATGATGTCCACGGCCTTGCCATTCGTGAACGGCTGGCGCGGCTTGGCCGGAACAGTGCTCGGCCTGGTCTGCACAGCACCGCCGCGTGCCACCGGCACCGGCAGCTGAGCCTGCACCTGAGCTGCTTGTGCAGTCTCACCGAGGCGGGCTTCGTTGTCCTTCAGCATCTGATGAAGGGCAGCCTCGCGGTCGATCTTGTCCTTCAGCTCCTTGTTGGTTTCCAGGTCCGCGTCGGTGACGTTGTTATCGTCAATCAACTCGGTGTGCTTCTGCAGCTCATCACGCGCTGCATTCAGACGCTGCTCGGCGTCTGCAATCCGTTGTGCTAGCGACGACATTGTTTTGATCCTTGTGGGAGGGGTTTCGGCATGCTTGCCGCGATCCCCGCGCCGCACGATGCCGCCCCGTGCGCCATGCTTGGCGAAAACGGCATCGAGTGTTGCGGGGGAAATCTTCAGTGACTTGGCGATGGCCAGTGCGTTGGGATTTGCTGGCACTGCGACGATGCTTGTCTCAACCAGCTTTTGCTTGACGTAGAAGGAGCCGAAATCGGTTTCCTCGCGCGGCCTGGTTTCGATGGGCTTGAAGCCCACCGAGGCAGCTTTCAAAATTCCGGCCTCGACCAGCTTGCGGATTTCGTCAACGCGATCTGATGTGCCGAGCGGCGCTAGCTCCAGCTTGCCGCGCAGCTGCTTGCCGACGACGCGCACGTTGGTCCAGGTGCCGATGATGAAATCGGACTGGTGACTGAACAGCGCAATCGGGTTTAGCTTGAACTCCTCGAGCTGCCAGCCGCTCGACAGGATGATGTCGTCCATGCGGTCAGGCGTTTCATCTGACAGCACGAACTCCAGGCCATCCTGCTTGGCTGCAGGCTTCCGCTTCCTGATGATGCCGTCCGCGCTGCGCTCATCCCAAATGATTTCGCAGGCTGTCTCGTCGCCCAGCTCATCGACGCAGCGATCCATGAAATCGTCGAAGGTTTCGTCATCATCAGGCGTGATTTCACGCGCGACGACGCAGCCGCCGTCGAGGACGTGCTTGGTCATGGCTCTGCCCTTTTGCTGAGGTGCTACGACACTACGATCAGCACTGGATCGTTGCCGCCGAGTGGCGGCCCGCTGCTCTGGCCTGGTGTCACTGTCAAATCAAACCAGCCGCCCATGTCGGCATTGGCAGTGATCGCGTAGCGTTTGATCACTGTGGCATCCAATTTTTTCTGGATGGTGATGCTCTGGCCTGGCTTCACGCCTTGCCAGAACAGCGTCAGATCCCGGTTTTCGATGTCGCGCGCATCAACGAACAGGTGTGTCGCGTCATCCTGCGCCGCCGTGTCCCAGGCGATCTTCGTGTCACCAGGATCACCTGCCGTGGTCTGCGTTGTCTTGGCACTGTAATCGAGCATCGTGCCAGTGGCGTTCGTGCCTGGTGCAGCATCCTGCTTCACCACCAGCTCGAATTGCCGCTCAGCCTCCTGCTCGATTGGCTGTCCGACAGCGCCAGAGTGCAGCTTGAGCAGCCTGATCGATCGCGAATGTTCCTCTGGCACGACCACCGCACCACCTGGCACCACGTTGATGGTGACTTCGCGCCCATCGGGCGCGTAAAGGCCGCTGTAGCGCGTGCCTTCTGCAGACACTGCAAATGCCAGCGTGGCAGGCGTCCACTCGGCGGGCATGTTGATGCGGACGATTTCGGCATTGTCACCAATATCGACGGCCTCTGACAGGCTCCCGCCTGCCGGAATGACTGGCCCCGTGATGACTTTCAGTGCCATCGCTATCTCCTGTTGGCCGGATGCTTCGGATCGGTCGGCCAGCCATCGGCATCAACCTCGTCGGTGTAGCCGCGATGTTCGATGGCTTGCTTTTGGTTGCTGTGGCAGGAGCTGCAGAGGCTCTGCAGATCGCCCAGCGAAAACAGTGTCCAGTTGCCTTTGTGCGGAATGACGTGATCAGCCACCGTGGCGCGCGTGACCACTCCGCGGTTCAGGCAGAACTTGCACAGCGGGTGATGCTTGAGCTGCAGCGTGCGTCGGCGTTGCCATCGCGCCGTGTCGTAGAACCGCTGCCAGTCTCTCATCCGATCAGGGCCTCGATGTCCACCGGCCTGGCGCCCTTGCGATCACGCGAGCGCAAGCCCATCAGCATCGCGAGTGCCACCGCGCCGTCGATGCGGAAGCGTGCCTTGTCCTTGTCCAGCTTGCGCAGGCCTGCAGGGTCCATCGCAGCCACTGCGTTTGCGATGTTCCAGTTCAGCACTGGATTGTTGGAATGGATCAGCGTGCGATCAATCACGGCACGCTCCAGGGCATCAATGGCTGGCCCCATGTCCTTGAAGCCTTGGCCCCATGGCACCAGGCGCAAGCCATCAGTGAGGCGCGGCCTGGCTCCCAGGGTGACGCGCTGGAATTTTTCATCAGGCTCCTTGCTTGGGTCCTCGTAAGCCTGCAGGCCGATGCGGTCGAACTCGCGCAGCAGGTCCTGGATGCGCCAGCGGTCATACGCCATGCCCTTGACGCGGTAACGCTGCGACAGCTCAGCGATGAACAGCGCGACCACTTCGGGATTGATGGTGCGGCCAGGTGAGGCCAGCAGGTGGCCTGCCTCCAGCCATTCGACGTAGCGGAACGTGCCAGTGCCGAAATCCCGCTGCGATTGTTCGCGCAGCAGGTCCTTCGGCTTCCAGAAATACGGCACGATGCGGCACGGATCAGAAGCTGAGCCGACCAGCAGTGCTGTCAGGTCCAGCACGCTGGACAGGTCCAGTGCCAGGTACACCTCCTCGCCTTCCTGCAGCTGCACCTCACCAGCACAGGCCATCCATTCAGAGCGCGACAGCAGCGCAGACACTGGCGCGATGCGCTGGTTCAGGAACAGGTTGCGCACCTTCGGCTCCTCGGCAGGCATGCGCTTGGCCTTCCGAATGGCCGCCACCAGGTCCTCGCGGTCGCGAAACTTGCCGAGCGCCGGATTGGCCTTGCGCCATTGCCGCTCATCGCCCAGGTCGCAATCCTCATCGGCTGCGTAGAGGTGGCAGACGATGGTCGGATCTACACCTGCCTGGCCGTCATCAATCAGCTGGCTCAGGATGTGCTCAGGGTCATTGCTCTGCGTGCTGATGGTGATGAACAGCGGCTCATCGCGAGCGCCGAATGCAGTGTCCATCACATCGTACAGCGTGCGATTTTTCGCCTGCGCCAGTTCATCGTAGATCACCAGGCTGGGCATATAGCCGTGCTTGGTGCCAGCCTCTGCACTGATCGCTCGGTAGATCGAGCCAGTGCGCCTGGCGATCATGGTCTTGGTCGAGGCCACGATCTCCAGTTCGCCGCGCAGCTCTGGCTCCAGCTCAACAATCTGCCTGGCGAACTTGAACACGATGGCTGCCTGGTCGCGGTCATTGGCAGCTGAATAGATTTCGCCGTGCACGATGGCCTCTGGACCGATCAGGTGTGCCAGCGCCAGCGTTGCGATCAGTGCGGTTTTGCCATTCTTGCGCGCCACCGAGAGGATGGCACGGCGCACCGCACGATTGCCGTTCGGCATGTGCGGCTCGTAGATGTCGCGAATGAATTTCTTTTGCCAGGCATCCAGCTTGAACGGTTTGCCCTGGCCCTTGCCACTGGGCACGGTCAATCGCTGGATGAAATCAATGACCAGTTTCGCACGCTGTCTGCCTCGCGGCGTGCGTCTAACTTGCGAGGAGGCCCGCAAACTTGCTCTGTTGTGCTTCGCCAACACCGGCTGCGATGCGGCTGCGTGCTGCTGGTGTCATGCCGAACTCGGATGCGTAGCGGCACATATCGCCAGCAGCCTTCCTGGCAATCGACAGCAGCGGATTGATGTGAGCCTGCTTGTCGCGCTTCACCAGCAGGCCCTGGAAAACCGGATCGCCGCTGCGCATTTTGGCCAGGGCTTCCTCAGCCATCTTCCAGGTGCCGTAGGCCTGGGAGTAGGCAGCCAGCGGCCCATAATCGACAATGGTGAGCAGCCCCAGGCGGTGCAGCTCCAGCACGATGCGGTGCCACTCATCCTGGCCATACGGGCACAAAAAGTCGGGCGGCTCTGGCACGTCATCAGGGATCAGCGGCCTCGGCTCGTCGTAGCTCAGCTTCTTGTGTCCTGGATTGCCGCGCAGCACCTGCAGGTGCGTGGGGATCGGGCGCGGTCCTCGCGGGCCACTCATGTGCGTTGCTCCTTGTTCAGCTTCACTGCACCGTAGCGTTCAGCCATCAGCTGCAGGCCGTACTCGTTCACGCCGACTGGTCGCTCCAGGTCCTTGCGCAGCAGCAGCTTGTTGCGCTCCTGGAATCGGCTGTAGTCCACGAAGTGGTGCCAGCGGTTGAATTTCCAGACCACCTTGGCGACGTCAGGATGCAGCTTCACCAGCACCTTGCTCTTGAGCAGCGTGCCGTCTTGATAAATCTCGTCGGTGTTGCCGCCTGCCATCTTCTGCGTGGCGATCTTCTTTTGCAGGAAGGCGTAGAACTGCACCGTGCACCAGCCAGCCTTGAGACAGCGCAGGCTCAGGTCAGTGTCCTCGTTGTAGCGGCTGCGCCAGCGAAACGGCAGGTCGTTGCGGATCAGAATGCAGCTGTAAATTCGCGTATTGAACACCAGCGGAGCGAACTTGGTTTTGCGCGGCGCAAACATTTCATAGGCAGGGCCAGCCATCGCGACGTTGCGATAGCGCAGACAGAAATCCTCCATCGCACGAAAGTGAGTGCCGTCGCCAAGCGAAGTTTTCTGGTTGCGGTTGAGGCGATAGAAGCCGCCGATGTTGTCATCCATCACCCAGTGCCAGGCATGGCCTTCGCTGATGGAATGCTCCCAGGCGCAGTTGCGAGCTGGCCCGGATCCTGTGCCAAGCCCCTGGGCATCACCATCAGGGTCGCAAGTGTCGAAATTCTTTTTGAAGGCTGGATCGAGCACCAGCAGCTTGCTGCGATCAATCACTGCGGCGTAGCTGTCCAGCTCCTGCGGCTCCACGATCACGCGATAGGGCACACCCATCGCGTCCAGGTGGCGCATGGTCAGGCGGCTTGCTGCTCTGCCCTTGCTCGGAATGTAGATCGGGAATTGCGGATTCATCCTGCGTAATCGCGCCGCCTGCGATCAGCACGCTCAGCCAGCTTGTCGTACTCATCAGCAATGCGCAGCATCGCAGCCTTGGCTTCGCGGTCTTTCATATCTGCGGCCAGGGTTCTCATTTGCTCAGCCCGCTTGCGCCAGTGTGCCGGGTTGCGGATCGGATTGCTGCTCTGCTTGGGCATTGGCTGACCTGTCGAAGCGGCCGACAGCAGGATCAGCCTCAAGGGGCCGCCAGGTCTGGCCATTCCAGAAGCGATCAACTTGCTTGTCGCTCCAGTGTTTGAAATCGCAGCGGCTGAACGTGATGTTGCACTTGCGGCAGGCGTAGTCAGTATCGGCACGGTTTTTCAGACGCAGGCGGCGGCGCACCGTCTGCATTTCCTCGCCATACCAAAACGCCATGAAGCCTTCAGCACCTTCATTCACATTGCCGAATTTGCCTTCACTCTTGTGCATTCCATCCTGGCAGCACAGCAGGAAGGCACCAGAGGCGGCGACCGTGACATAGAGGAACGGCTGATTGCAGCGCCTGGCCAGCGGCTGCTCCAGGGGCTTCATGCCGAAGCGTTTGCCAGCATCCCAGTCCAGATTGCCATACCAGTTGCCCAGCAGACCGGCGCGGTAGCGCGACTTCGGCCAGCGCGTTGGTTCATCCATCAGCACGATCAGCTTGGTTTTCGGCCCGTAATATTTCCAGGGCGTGGGTGCGAACTCAGGGGCCACGCACTTGCCGCTGGCTTCGTTGTAGTAGGCGAAGAACGGATACTTCGATTGCGCAGCCAGCTTGTGGAAGCGCGAGCGCGGCCCGTACATGTCGGTGTAAATGATGTTCGCCCCTGCATCCAGGAAGCCATCGTAGGTCACGTCACCTGTCAGCAGCTTGGTGCCGTTGGTCGTGATTTGAATTTGCACCAGTGGTGCCAGCTCACGCGCGATCCTCAGCCAGGCTGTCAGCTGAGGATGCAGGGTCGGCTCACCGACGACGCCGCAAATGTCAACGCGCACGGTGGGTGAAACCTTGTTGATCGTGGTGAACAGCTTGCGCCAGGTCTGCTCGCTCATCTGGTGTTCGTTGTGCTTCTCAATCAGCCCAGCACAGCAGTGGCCGCATTTCAGATTGCAGCCATAGACTGGCTCGATCACCCAAACATTTGGCGAAGTGCTACCCAGCGGCTTGATCTTCTTTTGATGGCCGAAGCCCTTGGTGATCGCAGGCCAGTTGAACATCAGCGGCCCCCTGAGTTGGCCTGGAGCAGCTCGGCAACTGGAGGCAGTTCATCGCTGCCCTTCTTGGCCTTGAACTGCTGGGCGACGTAGCTCTGTCGATCAGCGCGCGGAAACCAGAGAAACTTCGTCTTGTCGCTCATGTCCTGCTGCACCAGGTGGCAGAATTGCTTGACGGCCTCAGCATCCTTGAAGTGAAGCATGATGGTGCGAAAGGCCTCAGCACTGTTCTGCTCGTACTCAGGCATGCCAACGTATTCGCGGATCGGATCATTGGCAGGTGCAGTGAGCTGCTCAGCCTCTACCTGGGTGAAGCCTGTCAGGTCAGTGTCGAAGCCCAGGGTCTGCAGTTCATTCAGCTCCAGCGTGAGCATCGCGGAATCCCAGCTGGAATTTTCTGTGAGCCTGTTATCGGCAATGCGGTAGGCACGAACCTGGGCTTCGCTCCAACCACGAGCGACCATGACTGGCACCTGATCCAGCTTTAATCGCTGTGCAGCCAGGACTCTCCCATGCCCAGCGATGATCTCCCCACGCTCATCGACCAGGACCGGCATCGTCCAGCCCCACTCCTGAATCGAGTCGGCCAGCTGCTCAATCTGAGCGTCAGAGTGAATGCGAGCATTCCTGGCCGATGGAAGCAGCTCAGCGATTGCACGCCGCTCCACATGGTCTGCAGGCCATTTCACAGTCATCTGCGATCCTTCGGTTAGAACGTTTTTTCGCTGGCGATTTTCAAAACCTCAGGGCGCTCACGGAAAGGCCCCGCTCCGCTGGCCCGCCGCGCGACTTCTGAGCGGTTTGCACGCCCCCCCTGGCCATGCAGTCCCACTGCCCCCCGGTTCCCGCTGCAACGCTTTGCAGGAGCTGCGGTTTATTCGCGTCGGTTTTGCTTGAACTGGGCGCTGGCGTGGCCCATATATAGGCCACTACCCCGGTCCTTTGGCTCATATCTGAGCCGGGCCACCTGAACCAAGAAAGGAAACAAGATGACGACCATTCTCAAAGGCCACACCTCGCCAGAGACTGCGTACCTGGTCAGCGACTATCCCTATGGCTTCAAGCTGCGCTGCTCCATCCGCTACTGGATTGAGTATGCACCAAAGAAGGGATTTCGGTTTGTCTCACAGACCACCAACCCGAAGCGCGGCAATGTTTGGAACAAGCCCAAGGCTTCCACTTACTGCAAGTTCGGTGGCTGCTTGTTCATCAATGATGAAGGCCACGTCACCTGGTCTGGCCTGACTGAATACTGCAACAGCCAGGAGGCACAGGCCTTCCTCAACACCTATGGCGCAGGTGTCCCTGAGGCTGGCTTGCCAGTGCTGCGCAAGTGGGTTGCTGCCAAGGTGGCCTATGACAGCAATCGCCAGTCAGATGATCCACTCCATGTCGGTCTGCCTGAAGCCCGCAAAGCCTTCAGCGTGACGGAGTGACCATGCGCACCTTCATCACTGCTGCAGCTCTGGCACTGCTGGTGCACTCAGCACAGGCTGCGCCCTTCACCGGCAATGACCTGGTGCAGGAGTGCGAAGCACAGACTCCGATGTGCACTGGCTTCCTGCTGGGCGTGTCCGACATAGCCCTTCAGCTCAAGGCCGTTTGCGTGCCAGCTGCATCAACCAACCAGCTGCGCGCTGTCGTGCTGAGCTATCTGCGAAAAAATCCAAATCGCTGGCATGAGAACGCAGCCAGGCTGGTGCGCTTGGCTCTGCTTGATGCCTGGCCCTGTTTTGACCTGAGTGAGCCAAAGCCATGAACATCGACACACCTGAGCTGCCCTGGTTCTCGCAGGGCCTCACACCTGAAACCATCACGCGCTGGCGCGAGCGCCTGTTCCTGTCACAGCGTGAAGCTGCCAGGAAGCTGGGCTGCTCGCGTGGTGCATTGGCTGGCTGGGAAAGTGGCCAGACCGAAATTCCGCGCTACATCGGCCTGGCAATGGCAGCCCTGGCCCTTGGCATCGACCCTTGGAAACAGCAAGCCGATGAGAGTGACCAGCATGAGTGAACAGCAACTGCGCCAGCTCATCGAGTACGCATCAGGCTTTGCCGAGGGTGTCATGGCCAAGGATGGCTACGTCGCTTCGCTCTGGCACTGTGTCAAGGCAGACGGCCAGCAGATCGTCACGCCTCATCCTGCAGGCGACAAGGATTTGGCCAACGCGATGATGCGCGCGTTTTTTGATCTGCATGACGTGGTTCGCTACGTCTATTTGGGCGAGGCCTGGACACTGCTGCAGCCTGAGAGCGAGCAGGCCGTCAATGACTGGATCGCCAAACACGGCAGCCTGAAGGATCACCCGCGCCGCAAGGAGGTGGTGCAGCTCATGGGCGAGGACAGCGAATGCGGTCAGCACATTTGGTGGCGCGAAATCATCCGGCCCAAAAACCGCAAGCCATATCTTGGGCCGCTCCAGACTTTCCAGGAGCTGCATCCTGGCAAGCCACTTGAATCCAGAGGCCGCATGGTTGGCATGCTGCCAGTGAGAGGAACGAAGCAATGATGAAAAACAATGACCGTGCCGCGCTTAAAATGAAGCACTGGCAGCAACATCAAAAGCTGATCAAGTGGCTGACTGCAGCGCGGCGTCGAGCCGGGCTGCGGCAGGTCGATCTCGGCAAGCAGATGGGCCACAGTCAGGCGTGGATGGCACGCGTCGAGGCTGGCGGTCGCCGCATTGATGTCAACGAATTTTTGATGTTGGCACAGTTGCTGCGCTTTGACCCATGCAAGGCTATGCGAAGCATTTCAAGTCTGCTGCTGCTGCTGCTGGCCCTGTCTGCCAGTTCAGCCCTGGCCCAGGGCCAGGTCACGATCTACAAGCCAGGCGGATCAGTGGCAGGGCGTGCTGTCACAGCACCAGGTGGCGGCACCACGTTCTACGATGCAGGCGGCAACGTGGCAGGCAAGGCCTCCACCAGCCCCAGCGGCACGACCACGTTCTACGATGCCAGGGGCAACGTGACGGGCCGTGCCGCTTCTGCGCCCAGCTCTGGACGCAAATAGAACTGTTCGCTATAACGCCGCCGTTCAGGTGGAATACATCCCCCTTGCCCCGGCCTTGTGCCGGGGCTTTTTTTATATCCGTGGGAAGCGCGGCAAGCCTGAGCCGATCAGGCAGCTGAGCAGCATGAAGATCAGCCACAGCACGAAAATCATGATGACTGCCCACACGATGATGTTGAGAGCTGCTGCAACGAAGCCCAGCAGACCGCCGCCAGACGGTGCAGCTGCAAAGGTCGGCGGCCAGAACGGTCCTGCAGCACCACCCAGGGCCGAAATCAGCAGACGCAGCAGGGCCACCACTGCGATCAGCACGATGACGTAGATCGCAACGTCATACCAAAACGCCAGCGACAGGCAGGCCATGTGAACCTCCATGCGCAAATCGACCGCGCTAGGGGGGCCATGCGCGGCCGATTCGGGGTTCTGCTTTGAGGGTAACGTGCGCAGCTTCAGCTGAGAGGGGAAAGACTCACACTGATGGCCGCGCCCGTGCGCGCGATAGAGCAACCAAAAAAATCTTTTGTCAACGGTGCTGACCTGGCAGCAGCGGAAAAATCTTCGGCAGCAGTGCGGCGCCGAAGCTGGTGACGTCACCCTGCAGCACTGCAACAAAAACGACGCGGCGCAAGCGCGCTCTGGCTTCTGCGTAGCTCATGTAGCGCCCATGCTGCTTGGCTTCTAAGCGCCATTCCCGAAATCCGCGGTTGAACCACGACAGCTCACCTGACGCATTCGCGGCCTCGATTATTTTCTGCACCTCGGTGACAGCAATGCGCACGCGCTGCATCACCACGCTATGCGGCGTCATCTGGACACCCATGCGCTGCGCGGCCTCCGCGATCGCTTGGATGGAAGGCCCGCAGGAGGCGGTGAGGATCCGCCTGGCTATGTCTGCATCGTCGACCCAGCTGGCCCAGCTCAACCGCCAGGCCAGGTGCTGACGGCGCAACTCCAGCATGGTGCGGCGCAAATCCCGCGACACGCCACTGCGGCGTTCGATGTGATTGCCTTCGCAATCGGCAATGTAGATCGCGGCCACCTCTGCTGCGATCAGGTATTCACGCAGCGTGCCGCGTGGCAGTTCAGGCTCAGAACACCGGGGAACGCTCGCGGCGTAGCGAGCGGGCGATGATGCTGCAGCCCTTGTCGTGGTTGTGCCTCCAGGCATCAGGATGACCGCCGAACCTTCTGGAAACCCAGCCTGCGTCACGGTCCAGGCTATGCGCAAATGCGACCCAATTCACGGCACGCACCAGGCACAGATCACTGGTCAGGAATTGCATCGGCCAATACAGCGCCAGTTCCATGCGCGTGATGTCGCGATAGCTCGGCAGCATGCGGATGTAGTTTTGCTGCTGCTGCGTGCGCTCCAGTTCACCCTGCTCAGCCTGGTGCAGCAGGTCCTCGAACTCGTAGCAGTAGGCAGGCCAGCAGCCGGATTTTTTGCTGATGCCTCCAGTGGGGAGGAGGCGCAGCGTGCGCAATGCCTCCACCAGGCGGCAGCTCACATGGCCGCCTGACCACCTGGACGGAGCCTCGTCCAACAGCTCGAGCAGCACTGTTCAAGCATCCGAGGCGCACACGCACTGTGTTCGTACCGGCTCCGGGTTCCAGTGTCCACGACCGAGCATTCACAAAAACGGAACCTCTTTCTGTTCCCTCCTCCAACTGCTGCTGCTGATGCCGACAGGTTGCTGGCTTTCCGAGGAAGGACTCTGGAGGGGGTGGGAGACGTATCACCACACACCCCTATAGTGTGTGTGTGTGGTGTTACGTTCTCCCCCACCAGTCCCTCGGAGCCACCTTCTGATCAGGCCAGCTGTAACTTGTAACAGTGCAAAAGTTTTAATGCCGGGTGGGGCTTAGTGATTTCGTAACTGGCCGTCACGGTCAGTCCAGGTCGAGGCGTTCCTGGTCCTCCAAATCGGTAACATCGGGGTCATTTTCGGCCTTGCTGTAACCCGCAAGTTTTTTGGCCTCCTCCACCCCCTTTTTGGTGAGCTGGAACCGGCCTCGGAACTTGTTGACCATCTTGCCAGCCTCCAGGCGCTTCAGGGTCCGGTTGACCTGCATGCGATAGGGCTGGCCCTTGGCAGCACCGCTCTGCTGGAACCAGCCCAGCGTCTTGGCCAGGTCGGCCTGGGAGGCCTCGGCATTGGCAGGGTCAGCCAGGGCCACCAGCACCTGGTCCTCGCGCTCCCTGGTGGCCTTGGCTATGGCCTGGGAACTGTCATCACTGATGGCGCTTGCCACCACGGTCGGCATCGCGCGGCCCTTGGCATCGCGCAGCTGGTCGACCGTCACCTCCTTCAGCTCGAAATTCACCGGGCTGAAATCAGCACCACGGAATTTGCCCTGCCAGTGCAGCTCGATGTTGCTCTCGCTCATCTTGGCGGACAGGTTGCCGTCAACCTCGGCCAGGTAGGCACCGCCGCCGCGCGGGATCAGGTCATCATCCGAGGCACGCTTGACCGGATGGCAGGCTGCTAGCGTGGTCGGTCCTCCAGGCATGTCGCACAGCCTGCGCAGCAGCCTGGCGTGTGCGCCATTCTGCACGTTGTCGTTCTCATCCTTGCCTTCAAAAAAAGCTGCGCTGGTGTCCACGAAGATCGCGACCACCTCACCCATCCAGTGAATTTCGGTGCGCACCTCCTCCAGCAATTTGGACAGGGTGAACACGCCTGGAATGAAATTCACGTCGATGTGGTCCACGTCAAAGCCAACGGTCTGTGACATGGCGATCCAGCGCATGCGCACGTCATTGTCATTCTCGCCAGCCAGGTAGAGCACGCGCCCCTTCTGCACATCGCGGCCGAGCAGTGGCCGCCCTAGCGCGATGTGAGCTGCCATCAGCAGCATGATTGCCGTCTTGCCCGCTCCAGTCTTGCCGGTGAGGCTGTAGAAAAATCGGCGCTGCAGGATGCCGTCGAACAGGTATTCAGGCGGCACGAAGCCGCGCACGAAGGCTGAGCTGGTCAGGATGCGCCGCTTAAAGCGCACAATCTTTTCGTCATCGTCGGCCATCAACGAACCCCTGAGCGATGATGCCTTGAACGAAATCGGTGCCGTGCACCTCCACCAGGTCATGCGCTAGCGCAATCTCAAACAGACCAGAGGCAATGCGGCTTCGCAAATGCTCTGGCAGCTCAGCAGCCATCTGCTTGGCTTCCAGGTAGAGTGCCTCGATCCTGGCCAGCGACACGGCGCGCCTGGCCGCCGTCATGCGCTCCAAAAAAACAGCAATGTCGCCCGCCTCGCTGGCGTCCATTGCTGCCTCAACCTAATTCGGGACGCAGGCGGCCACCGTGAGGCTTGTCGCCGGTGACCGCCTGGCCCTTTCCGACCGAGCGTGTTGCGGATCGGTCGTACCTTTGAATGCTGCTGCTGACGCGCTTGAGGCGATAGCGTGCATAGAGGCCGCGCGGTGAGCTGATGATGCGAACGCCAGTGTCCTCCAGCTTGTCGTTCATCTGCATGATGTGAGTGCGCAGAATGTTCATGCCGGACTTGCAGTTGCGCGTTGCCATCACGGCTTCGTAGAGCGTGGGGCCATCAATGCCATCAGCTCCAGCGCGCTTGAGCAGATCGAACAGCCTGGCCTTGATCGGCCCCAGCGACACGCCCAGCCGATGATGGACCATGAGCTGGTCGCAGTAGGGACAGCGGTCGCGGCGTTCGTCACGCAACATGGCGGCGCTCGTCCTCAGAGTGCTTTAGGCCTTCCCATTCATCATCGCTGAGTTTCGCCACCGCCTTAGTGGCGTGGTCCATCGGTGTTTGTTGTTTGCGAAAGCCAGCCTCGATGGCTGCAGCGTTGGCTGACAGTTTGCCAGCACGAACCTTGGTTGCCAGTTCGTCATGCCCGTCGCGGTCGAGGCGGGCGAGGATGTAATCGCGCGTGGTGCCCCCGGCTGAAATCAACTTGGTATTACCAACTTGATCCTTTGCCTGCTCTGACTTGCGATCACCACCATGCTGGCCCAGCACATCACCGAGAAGCCGCTTGTCGTCCAGCTCCTCCATGATCAGCTTGGCGCTGACGGCAGGAATGCCGAGGCCATCCGGCTCGGGATATTGCAGGTAATCTTCCCAGCTTCTGAACGGCCGCCCTTTTTTGTCGGTGAGCTGCTTCCAACGCTCGAACTTTTTGAACTCGATCAGGCCATACTTGAGCCGAGCGACTTCAGAATCAGTGCGACGTTTGCCTTCACACAGAGTGCCATGTGCATACTTGCACCACGGCGGTGAGCCGACTGGAGCGCGGGGGTCACCGATGTCGATGAAGGCTGACGGCATTGTTCAAAGCCACTGATGGCGGCTGTCATAAACAGCCTGCAGCTGTTGCTCGGTCAAATCCTCCACGCGCTTGCCAAAAATTCTGTAGATCCGACGACCACGTTCCTTGATCATGTCTGAGGCTGCAGGATCATCGCGCCTGTAGCCGGTGCGTTTGCAGCTTTCGATGACAGTGCGCAGCCTGGCTTCACGTTGGCTCGGCGTCATGATCGGCTCAGCCTCGGCCTGCTGTTGCTGGGCCTGTGGCCGAATTTTTTGCGCATTCATTGCATCAAAAAATCTTTTCGCAGGTTCAACTCCAATCGCGCCGAACAGACCAGCATCACGCAGTGCTGCATCAATGTTATTGTGGTCGGTGTCCTCGACTGGAGGACTGTCGAACGTATGTGTTGATGCGTTCGTGATGCCCGACTCGATTGGTCGCGTGCGCGTTCCCTGACCGCCGCCGCCAGCTGGTGATTGGCGGATTTGGTCATCCACGAACGGCGCCTGGTTCGCGCGGATTTCCTCCATGATGTCGATGAAAAACTGATCACGCGGTGCAAAGATCGTTGCGAACTGTTGCTCCCAAGGGAGGCCATGGCGATCAAAGCGCGAGACGCGATGCAGCATCTGCTCGATCCATTCGCGCGATCGAATGTGGGTCAAGCAGCACAGAACATCGGCAGGCGGACAATCCATCCCGATGTAGGCCATGCCCACCGTGACCAGTGCATTCAGGTGCGGCCGTCTGACGCGCCGAAACCGCTCAATCGCAAATCGTGCTGCGTCATCATCCTCGCTTGTTGCAATGTCCACGCCCTTGACGCCGCGCTGGATCAACAGCCGCAAGGCCTTCTGTGCTGATGCGATGGACGGACAGACGACCAGGAATTGTGAACGCTGGTTGACCTGCCGCCTGGCTTCCCAGTAGTCACAGGCCTCGGTTAAAAGTGCTTCAAAAAATTCAGTGTTAAGCGCACTCATCAGGCCTTTGGCTGTCTCGTACTCTGATGCACCTGCAAAGGTCTTGATTGCTCCCTGATCAACCACATCGCCAGTCAGACTGTCCTCGATTTCCCACTTTGCCTTGGCATCACGCAGCTCGAAAAAAATCTGGATCAGCTGATGATCGCGCGTAGCATCGGCAAGCGTGTATCGGACAAAGCGTTGTGTGCTGCTGTCGGACAAATCAACGAAGCAACGCATGTCCTTGTCTGGCGGCAGATATTGCAGCAAGGCAATGCGCTCGTCGTCATTGCGGCTCAAGCAGCCGCTGACCATGACGACGATTGCTGCCCGTTCAATCAGCGGCTTCAGCGCCTCATGAGTTTGGCTGTTGAGTGCTACGCACTGAATTTCGTCCAGCAGCAAGATCATTCGCTTGCGGTTGAACACATCAACGTGCGGATTGAGTTTGTATCCGGTGGCCCGGATCAAGGCCTGGTAGCTGGTGCAATAGCCGACCTTGTCGCGAATCGGATCAGCCTCATTGGTGGCCGACCTAATCTCCATGGTGTGGCCCAACACATTTCGGAGCCACGGAGCTGTGAAGTTGCCTTCAGCCTGCAGCCTCAAATTGTCGCGCGGAACAACCCAGCACAGCCCATCGGCGCGATAGGGTATCAGTTCATGAGCTGCAATCGGTGGGTAGATGCTTTTGCCGCCGCCGCACACGATGGATGCCAGAACCGTGCGCAGCGATGTACCAACTTTCAACTCGCGGCAGATGTCCTGAAATTGCTTTTGGTGGCTCAGCAGCATTGATGTGCCTTTTTTTAGATTGCACTCGATACAAGCGAGACGGCCGTTCTCATCGACCGTAGGTCCTGCTCGCGAAAACGGCTGCGCATGGTCGGCATGGAAAGCAGCAGCACTGACTGGTTTGTCGCAATACTCACAAAGCCCATCGGCCCGCAGATAGATTTCCGTTCGTTGTCGTTTTGAAAAAAATCGCGGCATCACTGCACGCTGACCTTGCTCTGCAGGATGCCGAGCTGCTTCAGCCAGTCGGCCGCAACGCGCACGTTGTCAGTGACCAGGTAGGGGAAGCCGCAGGCCTGCAGGTGGTTGCCGACATCAATCTGAGCTGGCGTTCGCCCGCGCCCTTTGCGCTTCAGCTCCAGCCAGGCGATGCCGCGATTGGGTCCGGTGAACACCAGGTCGGGATAACCTGGCACAGCTCCAGCTCTGCTCAGCCTGCTGCCTGATGGGGAGATCCGACGCCCATCGCGGATGATGTGCTCGCGCTGCTCACCAGCTGGCCAATGCGCAACGCGCCAGCCTGGCATCATCCAGCGGCGCGCTATGTCAACTAGCCAGCACTGGGTTTCAAATTCGAGTGGGGCTGGAGGCTCCACACCGAGTTGTCGGCGGCCTTTGAACAGCGACAGTTGCCGCGACATGAAACCTCACGCCGATTGGCGCTCATGTTCACCAGTGGAGTGGAAGCCGAACAGGCGGATCGGCGCGTAGTAGCCGCGCTTCTCCAGCTCAGCCTTGAATGTGAAGTAATGCCTGGTCGGAAAGTAACCGTGCTTTCGCCATGCCGTGACGTTGCTCCCATCAAGGCCAACGAGCGCGGCCGCGTTCGTTGGGCCGCCGAGAGCAAGCAGCACGTCATCGAATGTCCAGAGTGGCATCAGCATTTTCAAAACAGAACTTGATCAATCTATCCTCTGTCAAATGTTCCGCACATTTTTCATGAGCGTGCAGGGTGTGTGCAGGGTCTAAGTTTGGTCACACCAAATTGGTGACACCAAATTGGTGATCAAAAGAAAGGAAATTAAATCGCGCTTGAACTTTTTTCTTGACTCTGATCGCTGATAAATTTTTTATGCATCACACGCTGCGATGTTGAAGTGATTGAGTGCCGCAGCGTCCTACCGAGTGATCGCAGTCTGGTGCCGTCACTCGATCAAGCTGGCAAGTCTGGTTGCCAGCTGCACGCGACGAAGCTGGCAGGTGCTGGCCGCCAGCGACACAGACGGACCCGAAGCGAAGTCAACACTGAGCGCGAACGTGCTGCATGCACACTCCTGCATGCGGTGGGGAATTTTTTATGCTCACAGACGAGCAGCTGGAGTTCAAAGTCGGCAAGGTCAGCGGCTCCATGATGGGGCCGCTGATGAACGCAGTCAGCGAAGCTGCCCTGGTTCGCATGTGGGAAATCGCGGTCGGCCTGCGCGAACCTGACCCGCCGAACTGGGCCATGACGGTCGGCTCCCTGATGGAAAAGCCGATGCTGGATCAGCGCGAGAAGGTCACCGGCCAGCTCATCACTCGGCGCGGCGACCAGGTTGATCACCCCAAGCATCACGGCGTGATGGTGACGCTCGATGGCTACCGCGAAGCCGACGATGCAGTGGTCGAAAACAAATTCCATGGCTGTCATCGCCCCTACCAGGACGTGATCGCCTGGGCGGCGCCGCAGGCCACGCTGGCTGCACTGTGCACTGGAGCCACCAAGGCCGTGGTGATCACCGGCCAGGGCACCGCTGACCCAATCGAAACCGAAATCCAGATCACCGATGAATACAGCGGCGTCGTGATTGAACGCGCGCTCTGGATGCTGGACCACATCAGGCGTTTCGTGCCGCCGTTCCCGCTGCCACCAGCTCCACCGCCACCAGAGAAATGGCGCACCGCCGACATCGTTGCTGAGCCGTGCAACTGGGGCCAGCAGCTCCTGAGCCACCTGGAAACCTACGGCAGCCTGGCCGAGGCCGCGCAGCAGTATGAGCTGGCGGGCAAGGCGGCGCGTGAGCTGGTGCCGGATGACGTCGGCACCTGTCTGGCTGGTGCCTGGCAGCTCAAGCGCAATCGCAAGGGTGTCCTGTCCATCACGAGGAGCCGCCAATGAACACCGCTGTCGCCAGGCCTGCTGCTGGCTCGCCTGCTGAGCTGCTGACCATGATCGAGCGTGCTGCTCGCGATCCGCAGGTTGACCTGGAGAAGATGCAGCGCCTGCTCGACATGCACGAAGTCATGGTGAACCGCGAAGGCGAGCGCGAAATGAATGCCGCGCTGGTGGCAGCAAGCCAGGACATGCAGCCCATCGTGGCCGATGCCACCAATCCGCAGACCAGGAGCAAGTACGCCACCTTCGCCGCGCTGGATCGACAGGCGAAGCCGATCTACACGCAGCACGGCCTGGCGCTCAGCTTCAACACTGAGCCGACCAGCACGCCCGATACGATCCGCGTCATCTGCTACCTGCACCACACCTCTGGCTCCACGCGCCGCTATCAGACACCCGACCTGCCGGTCGAAACCACCGGCCTGGCTGGCAAGTCGATGATGACGCGCATGCATGCCACCGGCAGTGCCATGACCTACGGCAAGCGTTATCTGCTGTTGCTGATCTTCAACCTGGCTGTCGATGATGATGATGACGGCAACGCTGCTGGCGGCCGCCGTCATGTGGTCGCGCCGATCAACACTGCAGCTGGCCGCGCCATGAATGAGCCAATCGACCAGGGGCCAGCCGTGGCACCTGCAGAGCCGCACGCGCTCACCATGGAGCAGGGCAGCACCTGGTCTGATTTTGTTGGGCCGCTCACCCAGCACGTCATGCGCTGCGAATCCGCTGTCGAACTCGGTGAGTGGCTGAGGCTGAACGAGGCCATGCTGCTGAAGCTGAAGGAAATGAAGCCAGCTCTGCACAAGGTTTTCGAGGCCAACGTCGAGGCCAAGCGCAAGGAGTTCAGCGCGAAATGATGTGGACGTGCACGCCAACCGGGCTTGCGCCATTCGACCAGGCTGCAGTGGATTTCATGCGCCACTGTGATGGTGAGCCATTTGAGCTGAAGCACCTGCACAGCCGCGACATGCGCCTGCACAACGGCTGCTTCGGCGTGCTGCACGAACTCAGCAAGGCCCTGGGCACACCGATGGACCTGGTGCGCGCTGAGCTGCTGTTCCAGACAGGAAAATTCCAGATGATCGGTGAGCTGTTCGGCCGCTCTGTGATCGCGGTCGATTCCATGTCTCGCAGCGCGATGAGCGACAAGGAGCTGCGCGCCTGGTGGGCGGAAGCCGAACAGATCATTCGCAAAAGCATGCTGCCACGAATTTCAGATGCCTCTGAGCGGCAACGCTTGGAGGAGCTGCTGCTGCTGGTGCCCGCATGACCCGCATCCCGCGTACATCGCGCGCACCTCAGTGGCCAACGGCCCGCCGTTCTCGGTCACAGCTGGTGCTGCAGCCAGACACTGCAGCACTGGTGCCCACACCGAGGCGGCGGGCTGGCGGCCAATCATTTCAAACCAGGGAGGACCCATGCGCGCATCCGTCGAAGTGAGTAGCCGTCAGGAGGCCGAGGCCATCAGGGATGGCCTGGGCGATCCAGTCACGCGCGCCATCGTGGTGTGCATGGGAGCCATCAAAAGTTTGCCCAGCGAGCGCGCCCGTATGCGCGTTCTGCAATTCCTCCACGACCACTTTGATGAGCAGCAGACAGGAGGGGTGACGAAATGAACCAGCGCGATGACGAACTGACCACTGACATGAAGCGCCTGGCGCGAAGCATCCGCCCCGTTCCCATCACCACCAATGGCGGCGAGGCCACTCCACCTCCTCCACCAGGTCAGCAGCCGCTGATCGAGCAGAAGGATCATGACCTGCTGCATCGCAGCCTGGATCAGATCGCAAACAACTGGGTGAAGCAGCTGCAGGCAGTGCGCACCAATGCCGAGCAGATCGAGCAGCTGGTGCTGACGCGAGCTGCCAAGGTCAAGGCCGACATCACGCAGCTTTACCTGCTGGGCACAGCTGCCGTCAGCGAGGCCGAGCGCAGCGCCAAGGTCTGCAAGACGCTGCAATCCGAACTGGAGCAGCTGGGCGAGGTGCCGGATGTCACAGCATCATGATTATCCGCTGCACCAGGTCCGTGATCGCGTCGATGATCTGATCAAGGCTGGTGCGACCTGCTTCCAGAAATTCACTTGCGCCACCTGCCGCACGCGCCAGTCCTGCAAGGAGCCAAACGTGTTCGGCTTCAATGGCAAGTGCGGCCACTGCGGTAGCTTGACCAACCTGGTGAGCAGCGGCTGCGGCTTCATGGTGATCTACACACGGAGGCCGCTGTGCAGCTGAAACGACCGAGCAGCGAATATGTTGGCTTCCTCACTGATGGCCTGCCCCAGGTGCGGAGGATCCGTGACGGTCGGCGCTTGCCACTGCCAATGCGCACCGACCTGTTCAATCACAGCCCGACTGGTCCGAATTGGGGTTACTCAGGATCAGGGCCAGCTCAGCTCAGCCTGGCGATCT